GGGAAGCCGAACAGGAACGCCAAAAAACAGAGCGATACGAAGCACAGGAGCGAGAAAAAACCATTTTGGCAAGTAACGAGTTACAGGCGTTGCGAAATGCGTATAATAATGATTATATACCCTTTTTACCGTTGTATAGGGAATATTACGAAAACAACCCACGAATTGAGTATTATACTCAATTATCAGCCAAAGAACACGCCTTTTTTCTTAAAATGATTGAAATTACAGGAGGCAAACACAGGGGCGACTGGGGCAAGGCAGAAAGTTGTTTTAAACATTACAGACTTTTAACCAAAGAACTTGTTTTTTTTCGCAATATTCAAAATTTAGATTCATTTAGAACCGTTTTAAGGGATTTGCGTAAATGCTTAACCGTTGGTAAAAGTATAGTTAATGTAATTGGTTACGGTAAAACTGGCGAACGCCCCGAACTACAAAAGTATGCCGATTTTCACAAAGGATTGATACTATACTATGTAAGCCATGAAAAAAAATACTCGTACAGGTTGTGTGTAGATTTGATTAACCAGCATTGTATAGACGAAAATCAAACCTTATTAAACGAAAGTTATATAAAAAAAGTAATGGCAAACGATAACGAGTTTAAAACGTTGGTTTACAGCCGTAGAAACGGCACAAAGTTTTTAAACGAAACCATTTTGCCCCACGCCTCACGTTACCCAGTTGAGTTTCCTGCCAATTTGTGGATGATTGACGGAACGCCGATGCAGTTTTATTGTTGGAATAGAAACAAAGCCAAAATTATAAGGTTGAGTTTATTTGTGATTTTAGACGCATTTTCTCGCAAGGTTGTAGGTTTTGATATTGCTTTAAACGAGGATAAATTTATGGTTATGAATGCCTTAAAAATGGCGGTTAAAGACGAGGGGCATTTGCCAAAAGAAATTTTATCAGATAATTTTTCAGCCAACAAAACCGATGAAATTATATACATAAAAGAGCAAATGTTAAAAATGGGCGTAAACTGGCGACTTGCAAAAGTAGGCAACCCACAGGATAAAAGCCAAGTGGAGCGGTTTTTTGGGGTTTTCCAGTCTGAAGAGTGTGCCTTGTACGATGACTATTTAGGCGAAGGAATAACAAGCCGTAGGGACAACCGCCCCAATACAGAATTTTTGGCAAAAGCCACTAAAAATTTATTGAGTTTAGAGGCAATGACCAACCGTATTGTTACAATGGTTGCAAAGTATAACGAGCGTGTAAAACGCACCCGAAAATCGCCTTTAGAATTGTATAAACTTCCAAAACCAAAGGCAGTCGAAATAGATTGTTTTAAAACGGCTTTAATGTTTTGGACACGCACCAAGCACACCATACGCCAAGGAGCTGTTAAAATAACAGTTAATAAAGTAGAACATACATTTGAGATAAAAAGCCACAAATTAAAACTTCAATTACAAGGTAAAACGGTTTACGTCCGTTATGATGCCGATGATTTAGAAAGTGTGATTTTGTTTGACTTACAAAACGAAACTGCTATTTGTGAGTGTAAAAAATCTATCAAAGTATATGTAGAATCCGACCAGCCAAAAGATAATCTTATGAAACACACGGCAAAGGTTAAAAGCTATAAAAAGCATATTGATACCGAAATTGAAACTATTTATAACAATGCCTTTGGTGGAGATTTTCAGCCTTACCGACCTTTGGATTTGGCAAAAAATCAAATAAACGAGCAAGAGAGCAAAGATATTATAGAGGCACACAATTTTGATTTTGGACTTAAAACAGACGATGTAGAGCCAAAACAAAAGCCATTAGAACGAATAAGCAAAGGCAAAGTAGTAGTAGATAATTCAAACTATGAAAGCGGAATAGTAAGCAAAAAAGCCCCTAAAAGGAGCTTATTAAATGTCGTTGAAACTAACTCGGAATTAGTTTAACACAAAAGTATTAATTCAATTAAAAATTAAAGTACAAAAGTATGAAAAACGAAGCATTACAGCAAGAAGTTAGGGAGTTAATTTGTAACTACCTTGAAATTAAAGAAGTAAGCCAAAACGAACTGGCTAAAATGGTAGAAGTAAGCCCCGCCACACTATCGAATATTGTAAACGAAGTTTGGGAGCGTGTTAATGAAAAAATGCTATTGAAAATCAAAAGTTTCTTTGGTAAAAGAGAATGGGTAAACATTGAAACCGATAATTTTTTAACAGTACGGGATTGTTGTAATAATGCCCGAAAAAACAAAACAATGATGGGTATAATAGGTTGCGCAGGTGCAGGTAAAACAACGGCTTTATGGAGTTATTACAATAGCCACGCCAATACGTTTTTAGTATCGTGCAACCGTGCAATGAAAACCAAACAATTTTTAGGCGAAATATTAAAATCGTTGGGCATTAATTATGTAGCCTCCGATTATGAAATGGTAAAAATGATAATTGAAACAATGAATAAAAAGAGCAACCCTCTTTTAATCATTGACGAAGCCAGCAAGTTATCGCCAAACGCCTTAATGTATATGCAGGATATTTGGGACGGTATAGAAGACAATGCGGGCGTTATTTTGGCAGGTGTGGAGTATTTATATGAAAACCTAAAAAAGAACGCCGACCGCAATAAAATAGGTATGCCAGAATTTTACAGCCGTGTATCGTTATGGCAGTACCTACAAGAACCAACCAAAAGAGAGATTGAAGCCGTTTGCATCAACAACGGTGTAACCGATCCAAACGAAATAAAAAAAATGTACCGATTAGGCAATTTTAGGTACGTCCGAAATATAATATTCAATATCGTAAACCAAACTATTTAAACACTATTTAAACACTAATAAAATGACAACTAAAAAAATTACGGAATACAATCCGCAGGCATTTAAAGAAAATTATATAGAATTTTCAGATAGGGGCGCAGAGCCAGTAAAGGTAACACTAACTTTCACTAATTATACTGAATTGGGGTGTAAAATTAATGCACTATTATATGCAATAGAATCAATAGGCAATAACACCGATACAGACAATATACTTACTTGCTCAAACCTCGCAGAAATTTGTAGAAACTTATTGCCTTACAAAGAATTTTTGTTATTGGATAGTTTGTTAATCAAAAGAGAAAATAACAAAAACCAATTTGTAAAAATTTAAAAATCAATAGTATGTGTAAAATATTTCAAGTGCAAAAGTTGAGTTTCTTAAACTCAAAAGACAGGATAGCAAGGGTTAAAATTTTGGGGCAAACGATATTTAGTTATCGTTTGCCATCAAAAAGATTAAAAACAGTTTATTGCAAATATAACAAATTAAGCAAAAAAGATAAAATTTAGTTTTTAGCAAATATAACAAAGTAAGTAAAATTTAAAGTTAATAAATATGAGTAAACACACTTTTTTAGTATCAGATGAGAGCGTAAATAGTTACGGTTTCAAAGTCTTAACAAACGGCATAGATACAGCACGGTTTGAAACAAACCCGATAATGTTGTATATGCACGAACGTCCTAAAATTATAGGTAAATGGGAAAACCTCCGAAAGGAAAACGGGCAACTTTTTGCCGATGCCGTTTTTGATGTAGCCGATACCACAGCGAGCGAAATTGCGGGCAAAGTAGAACGAGGTTTTTTAAAGTGTGCCAGCATTGGAATTGGCAAAGTAGATTTAAGAAACGATGTAGTAAACAGCTGCGAATTGTTTGAAATTTCGATTGTGGATATAGGGAGTAATAGCAACGCTTTACGCCTCTATACCGATACAGAAACAACAGTACAATTAAAGTTAAATGAATTGACGGCAAGTAATAATTTAACCGATATTTTAGGACTTGCACAGGACAAAAGCCACACCGAAATAGTAGCACAGGTTAAAAGTGTTTTGGCAGAAAATAAAACCTATAAAACACAATTAGAAGCTATTAAATTGGAGCAACAACAGGAAGCCGAAATAATTATAAACGATGCAATCAATAAAAAGTTAATTAATCCAAGTTTTAAGCAAATGCACCTCAAGGCGTTTGAAACCGATTACAACAAGGCACGTGTAGAACTTGCAAATTTATATCCGTTCAAAAGAGTTTCATTGGTTGATTTGGTAAATAATGCCACCGCCGAACGATTTGGCAAAGGTAAAGAAAGTTGGAATTTGGAGGATTACAGAAAGTTTGCCCCAAAGGAACTGGAAGCAAACCCCGAACTATTTAAACGATTAGTAGCAGAATTAAAATAATAAAAATGGGAAACTCAAAAGATAATGTACGAAAAAAAGCCGAAGCGTTTTTTATCGAAAATGTAGAAGTTACACAAACCGAAATAGCCGAACTTTATAATGTATCGTTCCAAACGGTTAATACGTGGACAAAAAAATATGATTGGGAGGGGCAACGCTTAACGTTCCACGCATCGCCAACCAAAATAAAGCAGTTACTACAAAAGGAGCTGTTAAATATTGCAACAGGTGGCGAACCAACCATAAACGCCCCCGATGTATCTAAATTGATGAGTGCATTAGATAAATGCGAAAAAACCGCCGACCCTATTGTGGTACAAAAAATCCTTAAAGATTTGGATTTGTTTATTTCACAAATTGACTCAAAACTCGCACCACAATACACGCCGTATCATAAACAATTTTTACAGCACAGGATAGCATTAGAAAATAGTAAATAAATAATTAATTTTATAAATATGAGTACTTTAAACAAGCAAATTTGGACTGACCAAATTATGAAAGGGTTTTATCCCGAGCCGTCTTTTCTTAACTATGCAAAAGATTATTCAAGCCTCGCAGAGTTTGATATAATCAATATGGCAGATGCAGGGTTCGACCCAAATGTATTGATTAACAATACAACTTATCCAATAACAATAACCCAAAGAAACGATACGCCGTTATCGTTTGAATTGGATTTATTTGAAACGGAAAACACACTTGTAAGCAGTCCCGAAGCCGTGGAACTTGCTTATGATAAAATGGAAAGTGTGATTTATGGGCATCGTATGGCGTTGCAGTCGAAAACGGCATTAAAAGCCGCCCACGCCTTTGCTCCGAACCAAGACACCCAGTTTACGCCAGTTATTAGAACCACGGGCAACGATAATGGCGAAGGCTACAAAAGTATTACTATACAGGATATTTTGAAACTAAAAAGAAAATTTGATTTATTGGATATTCCAGTAGATAAAAGATTTTTGGTACTTGACCCACGCCACACGGAAGACTTGATTTTGCATGATTTAAAATCGTTCAAAGATATAACGGACTTTGTAAACGGAACGCCTAAACGTTTTGCGGGTTTCAATATTTTGGAATTTACAAAGAATCCAACGTATAACGGTGCAACTGGAGTAAAAAACCCATTTAGTGCTATTCCAACGGCAAACGATGTATTCAGCTCGTTTGCTTTTTCAGGCGATGAAGTAATGAAAGCCGATGGAACTGTAAAGATGTACGAACGTGTAAACGACCCCGAATTGCGTGGCACGGTTGTAGGGTTTGACAAGCGTTTTATCGCCTTACCAATTAGAAATAAAGGCATTGGAGCGATTGTTTCAACTAAAATTTAACTTACCGAGGGATTTTTAAATAGTAGCCTTAAAACCCCCAATTTGGGGGTTTTATTTTTTAGGTTACATTTAGGGGTTTTGTTATATTTACAAAGAACTAAAAAAGTATAGAAAAAAATCGATTATAT